GTACGAATCATGTGTGCTGAACTGCGATCCTTCTTTGTCAGCTTGTTTGGAAAATCGCCGCGGAGCGGGCGGCGTCCACGGCTTTGTCTCCGGCTTACACTCCATGAGTGGCAAGCGCGGTACTTTTCGACATCAAGATTTCCTGACGACCTGCTTGGACGGGGCAACCCGTCCTCTGGACGTTTCTTCGGGTCTTACTGTCGTACAAAGCGCGGGCAAGCCTCGTCCTTTAAGCAAATTCTCGGCGGACGCGATTCACCTTAGACCACTGCATGCAGCCATCTATGATAGGTTATCGCGCGAGAAGTGGCTTTGCCGTGGCGATTTTACAACTGACGTTCTACAGCGTGCTGGTTTTTCTTATGTTGAAGGCGAAACTTTGACTTCAGGGGATTACAAGAGCGCCACGGACAACCTTTCGATAGAGGTTGCCGAGGCCATTCTTGACGAGTTGCTGAGGTCCACGGTCTCTGTGCCTGGATCGATGAAAGCATACGCCATGAAAATCTTGCGTCCCACGTTGTTCAACCTTGAACACGGCATAGAGTCTTTTTGTCCGACGAGAGGTCAGATGATGGGGTCTTTTCTTTCATTCCCACTGCTTTGCTTGCAGAATAGAATCGCTTTCTTGTATGCAGGCGAGTCTGTTGGGGTTGATTGTTCAGAATTCCCATGTCTGATCAACGGAGATGACATTCTGTTCAGGTCCGGTCCGCACTTCAGTGCGCACTGGATGGATACAGTTGGAAATCTCTCGTTGGAGGTGGAAAAGACTAAGACGTCCGTCTCCCCGGAGTTCGGTTCGCTTAATTCCACACTTTGTCGGCGCTTCGGCGCCTTCTATCGTGTGGTTGCGACTGTCCGAATGGGAATGCTACGGGAGTCTGAATCTTATGACACTCTCTCGAAGGGTTTTTCTGATTTTATTGCCGGATTAAAGGGGTCACTCCGTTATAGAGCGGCGATGGCCTGGTTTAGCTGGAACATAGGAAAAATACGGCCTTTAGGACTCACAACTTGGGATCTCGGCTTTCGAGGTCCCTTGGCCTATAGGGCGACAAAGAAGTTCGGATTACGGCAAGGCCCGAGTCTCCAGAAAATTCCGAGTCTCAAGGTTGAGAATGGTCTGTCGCTCACTTGTGAGTATGTGGACCCTGATCTCTTGGACCAGGACGAAAAGAAGGAAAACTTGGCCGAATTGGCCGCTTGGAAGTGGAGGACGGCTTTCCAGGTTTCTTCGCGAACACGCGAGTTGATGGATCTGTATCTAGCTGTAAGTGCCACTAGGCGAGATGCTCCCGACTTTAAGCCATACTTGTATGGCGGCGAGTCTGGGGTTCTTACCCGGAATGTGGGCGGCGCTAAGATCTTTAGACAGTGCGTGAAGACAATTGATAGGGGGTTTCCTCTTCTCATTCCGATGAGAGGGAAGTTGCCTACCTACGAAGAGTTCCTGGCGGGAGAGGTAGACGTCGGCTCGGTTGAGCCACTAGCAAAGAAGAAATAGGCGACCCTAACGCCGTAGGACCCAGGACAGTGCTTAGCACTCCCGCTCTAGAAAACAGTTAAGGAAATATGGATCAAGGGGTGACCCTCCCATGGATGTACACCAGTGTCAGTTGACTTGTTCAACGGCTCGTCGAAGTCTATTTCCTGAAGCTGATGAGTTGGAGGTAGCGGTTCGCTGGCAAACCTCGTGGTCTCGGCCGGTCGGTTGAAATAAGATAGGGGGGCGGTACGAAATTGCCGATTATGCCCTAGATCGCCTATTGAGGACGCTTTAAAGAGAGGAGTAGGT